TGCTGGATAGCCTCAACAGCCTTGAGAGCACCAGCAAGGATTAAGAGAGGCATACGTTAAGGTTGAGACATGAACCCACCAAGTAAGCCTTGGTATTTGTAGTTAGGTTGGTCTTTAGCTGTACCAGAAGCAATAGAGCGTGTCAAAGCTTCAATCTGACGACGCTTCATAGCACTCAAAGCAGTCTCAGCAGCCATGCCACCACCAGCGAGAGCACCGCCAATGACAGGATCATAGACAACAGCACCGCCGGTAGCGCCAGCTGAGAGATGGCTCTTACGTGGGTCAAAACGAGCTAAGATAGACAAGAAGGTTTCAATAGGACCGCCACCAACGACTGCTTTCATAGCGTTGACTTCAGCCTCGTTGAACATATTACGTTTCTTCTTGTTAGCTAGGATATTCTCCAGCTGTGAGCGAACCAACTCAGCCTCAGACTTCTTGGGGTTGTTAGCACGAGCTTCAGCAACATCGAAGGCATCCTGAACTACTTGAGCCTTGCTCGCAGCTCGCCAATCCTTACGTGCAGCCATAACAGCCTGAACTGACTTATCCAAACCTTCTTTACCCGCGATAATGTCACGGCCTGTCAAACTACCGATGTAGTCATCAACGCCTTCAACCATTACCTTACCTAGACGACGAGTATTAGAATCAGCATCATTGGAAAGGTTAGTAGCGATAGAGCGAAGCTTCTCGATCTTATTGAAAGGTACACGCTCAGTGCCAATAATCTCTTGGAAAGTCTCCAAAGCGTTAGCAACCTTTGTGTCAGTCTTAGGGATGTAGTTGTTGTTGTCTAACTCGTTACGAAGATTAGCAACCATATCCAGAGCACTCTTAGGCTTAACTGTGACACCGGCTTCATCCATCTTAGCGTAGTTTGCAGCAGCACGAGCACGTACTTCAGGAATAGACAGTGTGTTTGCTTTAGGTTCTAACATACCACCAGCCTTGCCAGCAGCCCCGCCAGCCACCATAGAAGCGCCTATGCCCACCAACTGACCAGTAAGAGGATTACCTGTAATGTCAGTAGTCAATTCAGCAGCAGGTTGAGCAACAGCGCCACCGGCGGCAGCAGCAGGGAGACTACGAGCAAGGCTACCAGCAGCCGCAGGAGCTACCTTAGCCAAGCCAGCTTGTCCTGTCAAAGCTGAGATACCACCTTGAGCAAACTTCTCCGCTGTTGTCTCAGGTACAGGAGCACCTACTTGATTCAACATAGCAGCTTGTTGCTGAGAAGACATAGGTAGGCGACTATCGGAGCCAATCAAATTAGCCCCTAAGTTGTAAGCTCCAGCACCGAAGTCAAGAACAGCTGTAGCAGGGGCGGTGAAAGCCTCATACATGGTTCGACCTGTCATAGCGGCTTGACGACCTGCCTCTTGCATACCTGTACGTGGTTGTTCCACATCTGTACGTCGAGGATCGTTAGCCATTGTAGGACGACCACGATTAGGCTCAGAGGGTTGACCTAAATAAGACTTAATCTTAGATAAGGCTTGTTCATTGGACAAACCATCAGGAAGTTCATATTCTTGGCCACCGTATTCGTAGATAACTGCCATGTTTTTAGTCCAGTTTGATTCGTTTAGTGGGTTGCTGAGCTGTCTCACCTACGTAATAAGGATCAACACCCTGAGACTTACGACGAGACTCTAAACGGCTTTTAGTACGCTCCTGAGCAGACACAAGAGCCTCTTGGTAACGCTTCAAAGCTTGATAAGAAGCCTCTGTATCATTACGTCCATAAGAAGCAATCAAAGCCTTAGCAAATCGCAATACGTCTTTATCTGTCTGAACACCCTTCTCAGCACTGACTTGCAAGTTAACAGCAGTGTCCACAGCTGACTTCAAGCCCTCATAGGCACGAGCTTCGGGGGTAGAGTTACCAGCCAAGAGTTGAGCTTCGTACTTAGCATTTTTCAACGGTCCTAGTTCAAGCTTACGCACACCTTTCTCATCAGGAGTCAAGGCATCCAGAGCAGGTTTAAGAGCTTGTGCTTGACCTGTATATGTGTCGATAACCTCAAGATCCTTACCTTCTTCTTTCTGAAGACTAGCAGGAAGAGCACGTGGTTGTGAGCCTTTAATAGCAGCTGCAAGTTGAGCTAATTGATTACGGCTTTCAATCTGCATCTGAGCGATTTGAAGCTGAGTAGCTCCACGTTCACGAGCTGCTTGAATCATCGCTTCGTTACGCATACGTACAGCTTCTAACTGAGTCTCACGACCTGCTTGCTTCTCATCAATCTTAGCTTGAATAGCCACTGATTGTTGAGCCAAAGCATTAGCACCTTGAAGGTCACCCATGTTGGCTAACTGCTGAGCTGCTTTACGCAACGAACCAGCATCAGCTTGGTCTACACCTTGAAGCACTTGCTTACGGGCTGTAGCCATCTGCAACTGAGGGTCTTGACCGCCTAGAGCACCGCCAATGGCTCCACCAGCCATGTAACCACCTTGGTACATCTGAGCATTAGCACGTTGGAAAGGATCTAACTGAGCTAAGTCAATACCACGTTGTAAGGCAGCTTGCTGCTGAGCTTGCTGAATCTGTTGTGGGTCAGCGAATAGACCCATTACGCTATCTGTTGCCATATATGTCTTTCCTTAGAAGTCTTGAGAGTAAGGGTCCCACGACGAGGTAGTAGGCTGAGGTGCTTGGTACATAGGCCCATTAAAGGTGCTAGAACCCGGAGTGTATTGCCCCGGTTGTACAGGCTGAGCGTAGTTCCATTGACCCAAAGCTGCTTGAACCTGTGGGTTACTAAAAGCACCTGAGATAGCAGAACCCCAAGGAGAATAAGAGTTAGCCTTGTACATTGAGTTAGCAGCTGCCATGCCTCCTGAGAGCAATGACTGACCCACCTGAGCACCAGCTGTAGCAGAACGACCACCTAAAGCTGCACCCACCTCAAGCGGAGTCATGGCTAGTTGTTCAAACGTACCTTGCAAGCCTACGTTGGTCTGCAATGGACTGTAAGCACTAGACAACAAGCCTTGACCGAATGTAACTTGCTGTTGAGCAGCTTGTTCAGCACCAGCAGTCAAAGCAGCATTCTGCTTAGCCAAGGCATTGTAGTAAGCAGCCATCTCAGGGTTAGTAGCAGCCATGCCACCAGCCTCGGTAGCACCTGTAGCTAAGCCGCCACGACCTGTTTGGAACAAGTTATTACGGATACCTGCTAGAGCTTGTTCGTTTTCAGGAGCAAGCAGAGCACTTTGTTGGTCAATATAACGCTGACGTACAGCATTAGGGTCTTCACCAATGTACCCACGACCAAGGCTTAGAAGCCCTGATACGTCCTGCATTGTCTGATCGCCTTGACCTGACAGGAAGTTTTGATAACCTAGAAGCTCAGGAGAGGCTGTATAACCAGCTTCATTCAAGAAACCATTCTTATCGAAGCCAAAGTTAGAAGAGCCGAAGCGAGAGGTAACACCTACAGGACGAAACTTCTGTGCATCAGCCGCAACCTGAGCCGCTTTAATCTGTGCTTTAGCTGATGTTTCCGCTGCTTTTTTAGCTGCTTCGCCTTGCATGAATCCACCAAGGGCGCTCCCCGCTGCTGCCGCTATTGCTGCTGGCATAATTATTCTCCTTTGTTGTGGTTAGAACCACTAATTAAAACTTCATCCACTTTAGATACGTCTTTTTCGTCAGTAGCATGGATACAAAACCAAACACAATCAGTCAAGGCACGAATACCATGAATAACTTCTTTTTCAATCTCCAAACAAGCAGGAGCTTCAATTACAAAAGCACCCTCTCCTTTAATAACTACAACTTTACCTTTAGCTAAAATAGACAAATGGTTAAAGGAGTGAGTATGTTTTTGGATGATGAAATCTTTAGGGACATGCATCTCTTTAGCGTATAAACCATCAGAGAAATGATGTACGGTATTGTCGTTCAGGATATTAAGTTCGTTCATAAATTAACTATATCACATTTTACTAATAAAGTAAACACTTAATTACTCGTACAAGATGTTAACTTTACCAGCATCAAAGGTATCAGTACCGTTAACTGTAGTCAAACGAACACGATCTAAAGTAGTGGATAGTGTCTTAGTACCAGCGCCAAAATGTGCTCTGATAGGATCTACAATAATCGTAGAAGCTACCCATGTGTAGCCTGTAAGCTTGGTCAACACCAAATGACCTGAATATAGTTTAGATTCTGCTTGGTTTTGAGTCAGTAACAAACCTGTAGTAGAATCAGCTTCAGCGCCTCGATCATAAGCAGCCAACGAAGTATAACCAGAGTCTGAGACACCACCTGATGTGCCAATTTGAACCTGCATCAAAGACGTACCAGAAGTGGACACATCACTGAGCATCACTGTGATACGTTTAACCCATGAAGGGATACTTGTAAAATCAGTGTAAGTACCAGAAGACAGTGTAACAGCTGTGGAAGTACCTAGTTTTGTAGTCTGATATGTATAAGGGGTAATTGCCTTATTAGCGTTAGAGCCTTCCAATACTTCAGTAGGAGATGCTAAACGAATCTGACCTAGAACACTATAATATTGTGTAATATTACCTGAAGTTGTAATGGAACTACCATACGTGACCGTATAGCTATCAGTGTTGATAACAGAAGCAACAGTGAACTCACCGTCAACGGCTGTCCCTGATGTGAAATCAAGGTAAACTAGATCACCGGCTGACAAACCATGAGATGATACTGAAACTGTAACTGTGGAAGAGCCAGCAGCTGAGTAAGTACCTGAGGCTGTTGTAATAGATGTCGTAGCCAAGTCAGAAGTCAACGCTACAGTACCACTCTTATTAGGAATGGTAATAGTACGATCAGCAGTAGGGTCAGTAACTGTAATAGTTGTCTCGTAAGCGTCTTCTGTAGCGCCTTCAAAGACAATAGATGAATCCAAAGTCAGAGTATCTGCAACAATAGACGTAGCTGTGACAGCTTGAAGAGAAGAAGCACCATCTACTGTAATAGCACCACTGAGATCTACCGCTCCTGTAATGTTAGCAGTACCTCCAACAACTAGATCACCTACGGTAGTAGTGCCTGTAAAGGTAGGAGAAATAGTATCAGCTTTAGTGGCAACTGCACCACTGATAGCGACCAACTCGTCGTCAATCTCAACGCCTTTGACAATCTTAGCTGGATTACCTGTCGAGAGGGAGTCCTTAGCTGCGAAGTCTGTGATCTTTGAATAGTTACTCATCGTGTCCGTCCTAATTTACAAAATACATCCAACTTTTGAATGCTGATTTCAAAGTTATTAATCTCTACTTCAAGTCCAACTTGAAGCACATTACCGCTACCACCAGCTTGAATCTTTTGGTTATCAAACACAATACCTGAAGAGTATTCAGCAATGCCGTACTCAGCAACACCATATTCAGCTACAGCTACAGAAGCAAGACTAAAAGGCAATGAACGATATGAGTCAGAGTAATCAAAACCGTACTTCAAAGCTAAGTTTTTACCTGAACCGCCAACAATGGTAAAACCTACCTTCTTCAGCATCTTTACAGAAGATGGGCTACCTAAGTCAAAATGACTGCTGTAGTAAGCCATACGATAGACAGCTGTTCTATCTAAACGACCTGAATAGCTACCCACATAACCAGCATGGCCTGTAAGAAGCTCTTTAGCCCTGTTAGAGAACATAGCTGTAGGCACTAAGCTCCACGTAGTCACACGAGCTGAGCCGTCTGGAAGAGCCTTACGTGTGTCAAAACAGTACGTAGTCTTTGATGCAGGGAATGTAATTAAATAGAAAGCATTAACATCTGAGTACACAGCTTTGATGTTAGCCAATGTTTCCTGTGAGGTATCACGTACCAAATCATCACGGACGTTAGCACTAATGTCTCGCAAAGGAGCTGACTTCTCTTGAATGGTACGAGATAGTGAGCGTAGGCCTGAATCAGACAGGAATAGGACATCAGAGCCTGTAACTACTACTGAATCACGAGCACAGCAACCAATACCGCTAATGTGGTCTTCTAAGGCCATAGCAGCAGGGTCTTTAGCACCTCGGTAGATCAAGATCTGACGACGACCGAAGACGTATAGGTAGCCGTTATGAGCAGCCAAGGCAGTGATCTCGTC